ACTGCGAAAGCAGCAGATACTGGTGCAGAATATGCAACACAGATCCAAGGTCTCATACCTAAACGATATGATAGTTCCCACTGTCTGCCCATGTAAGCAGAGATTCCAATAAGGAAGTGGAAGATTACCAACTGATATGGGCCTCCATTATACAACCACTCATCTAGAGTAGCAGCTTCCCAGATGGGATAGAAGTGAAGTCCAATAGCATTGGAAGATGGAACTACAGCACCAGAGATGATGTTGTTTCCATACATGAAAGAACCTGCAACAGGTTCACGGATGCCGTCAATATCGACGGGAGGAGCAGCAATAAAAGCAATGATGAAGCAAGTTGTTGCAGCAAGTAAACATGGGATCATAAGAACCCCGAACCAACCGACATAAATTCTGTTCTCGGTTGATGTTACCCACTGGCAAAACTGAGGCCATCCAGCTAATAATGAGCTCTCTTTTCTTTGAAGAGTTGTCATTAGTCCAACTGTAAGTAGGGCTGATAGGGAGTCAGCGAAACTTAGGTTCCTGTAGTACCCTCGAATCTACAGGTAGGATGAGAGACGTAATTTATTCTCCCATAGGTCTCGGTTAACGGGAGCATGTAATGGCAAAACAGCCAAGGTTATTTATTATAAACTTTTGTTACGCATCTGGCAAGTATCAAATGATACCCGAACTCTATAGTAAATATGTATTAAGTATTATTTCTATAAATACATTTACTTAGAGATATGAGAAAATGAAGAAAAAGGGTTTTCTAACTCTTGCTATGCTTTTGATGACAGGGTTTGTATCAGCACCAGCCCGTGCTGACCTGACTCATAAACTGACCAGTTCAACTCAACTGGTGGTCAATGGGGCTTATACTGACGCTCAAAGAATAGGCTCAACGTACACAGTTTCTGGTTCTAATATCAAAGTAGCTACTGATCAGCACTTTGGAAAACTAACTGCTGGTACTGCTACTACAGCAGCAACACTAGACGTTGGTGCATACGATATTAATACAACTGGATCTGCCTTCAGCTTCTCGGAAAGTTGGACTCAAGGCGACGCTACTGCTGCTATAGGTGCAGGTGTTGATGTAACTGCTGGTGTCGTAGCTGACATGCCTGCTTACGGTAATACTTTAACGATGTCTGGCGGCGTTGCAGGTACTCTTGCTGGCACGATTACCTCAGCGGGTGTGACCACGCTAACCGCTGGCGGGGCGGGCACTTCTGCTACTGGCCAATTTGTTAGTGAAATAACAGTAGGACACTAAAATGAGTCATGAGAAAATTAAGTGTGACCATTGCGACTGTATTGACTGCACTCATACCCCAGAGTGTGAGTGCTGTCCCAGTTGTGCCGAATTTCACTCAGGGCTCGATGACTAGTCACACCGAGACGACTAGTACAGTGACAGAAACGATAAATTCAATGGACTATGCCACGGGCTGGCAGTATACGGTAACTGGCACGGGCATAGAAGTAGAAAACGACGGGGGATTATCTCCTGCAGATGTTAGTACAACAACAATGACTATAGATGGAGTGACTTCGACATGGACAGGATTGGATCTAGACAACAAACCAACATTCAACATGACAACGCCAGGAGGGGCCTTTCAATTCACCGAAAGTTACGCTGGGCCAGGCCTTCAGAATCAGACAATAATACAAAGAACAACAACTATCCAAAGCGTCACCGACACAACAAGCACGTTTACGCAATAGGTACATTAGTACTATCATTGTTAAGTCCGACGGCCGCATTGGCAACAGACGTTGGTGGTGTTAGTGCTACGGCTAATCCAATAGCTAATTCCTCTGGCTCAGTAACCAATCAAGCTATACAGGTGTTACAGGGCCCATACATAACTAATACTTATGGTAATGGTATACAATGCCAAGGTGCGACTATGAATATCACACCCTATGTGACTGGAGGCATGGCTTTTAAGCGGCCCTATGAGGCATACTATGATGATCCAGTATATAATATGGCAGACAATGATGACGATGGTATACCAGATAATCCAGGCCAAATATTATATTACATGCCAACAAGAACGAATCAGACAGACAATTATAATCTATCAGTAGGTGTCTCTGCTACTTGGTCACGACCATTAGATAAAACGTTACAAGAACAATGTAAACAAGCAGCACAGGCAAGTATCAATCAAATGGTACAATTGACTGCAAATAAAAGATTAGACTTTGAATTAGCAAGACTTAAGAACTGTGGTGAACTTAAAAAGGCTGGAATAATGTTCCATCCTAAGTCACCATACTATAGTGTATGTGCTGATGTTATGTTAGTACAACCTGCTGGTGTAGTAACTCCTCATATGCATAGTCTTGGCACTAATGAGATTAAAGAAGAACAACCTCAAGAAGTTCAAGCAAATGGTACTGCAGAAGATCTAGGAACATTCTCTATTGGAAATACTAAAGACTAATGAGTATACCTAACATTGAAATTAATGAAATAGGTAATAGGAATATATGGAATGTTCAGAATATTAAAGTTGCAGAAACCTATACTAGTAATATTCCAAATGTTTATATTCCATCTTGGATGGTTACACAACCAAGTATTAATCACTTAATTCCACCAGTAGTTGTTCAAATTGGTAATCCAATTGTAGATATGCCTGGTTGTGTAAAGATGCACAAAGATGATAAGAGACACAAAAATAATGTACCAATAGATAAGAATCTAGTTAATAATGATGAAGGGAATGCAATGACATTGTGTCCTGATGGTACATATCCAACTTATGATGCAATGAATTATGAACCAGATCAATTGGTTATGACTTATGAATCTAAAGCACCTCCTGTTGCACCACCACCAGAACCAGAAATTAATACACCAGAGACACCAGAATTACCTAAAACAAAAGAAGAAATAGACTGTCCTGGCCCTCAGTCACTACGTATTGGTGCAATAGGGCCTAGTGAAAAAGAAAAAGTAGTGGGTCATGAATTACAAAAGACACCACAAGGAACATGGGTATGTGTAGAATTGTATGAACCTATCAATGTAGTAGAACAGTACCTACCCTCTGCACAAGTTGCTACAACAACGGCTTCCATAGCGGCAGTGGCTGGTGCTTCTGCACTATTAGCAAAACCCCTAGCAGATTTACTACTAAGGGTTTTTAAACCTGCAATTAAACAAGTATTAGGTAAAGTAAATAAAGCACTTGGTAAGACTCCTTATAAACCTACTCAATCTGAATTAAGAACTAATGAGTATAGAGTAAAGAAAGGTTTACTTGGAATCCCTTTTGCTAAACAACATGCTGAAAGAATAAAATCTGAAAAGAAAAGAGAGAAAGAACAACAAAAAAAGAAAAAAGAATATGAAAAGAAGAACAAATAAAATTTAAACAGATATAACTTTTTGAACTTCAGGAAATCTTTCCTTAACTAATTTTTCTATACCCATAGTCATAGTTTGTTCACTCATAGAACAACCTCTACATGCACCTAACATTCTAACCATAACAATAGGGCCTTCATCAAGATAATCTATTGCAATGTATTCAAGATAACCACCATCCGCTTCAATGTAAGGTCGTATCTCATCTAATACATTGTTCACATTTAAATCATTTAGTTCCATTAGGAATCTCTTGTCTGTAGTCTTGTGGTTGATCTATTCTCATAACACCACCTGTTGATGTAGGTAGCATCTCTCTTAAAGCACTACGAACTTCTTCTCTTACTATGAGTTGAAGTTCTGATTGTTTTGCTTTGATTCTTTTCTCAGGTCCACCAGTTGCCTGATCAATAGCATAGTTACCACCAAATATGGAACCGCCACCTATTACGGCGACGGCAGTTCCAGTACTAGCAACTTTTTGTATGTCCATTAGAATTGTACAGGTGGTTCAGGAAGAGAAGCCTGTGGTGCTTGAGGTGCGGCAAGATCATTAGTTCCTAAAGGAAGAGTATCTCCACCAAGAGATCCTCCTAATCCAGCACCACCAAGAACTGATTCCATTGCTTTCTCCTTGATGTTTTCTATGATTGCATCCCTTTGTACATAAACGTAAGCACCAGTGCCAACAACGGCAAGAGATACAACGCTAGACGCAAGAGCAAGTACATTGATAATTTTTTGCATTTTCGATAACCTAATTCGGTGTACAGTCATATTATAAAATAATCGCCCCTATTATAACACCCTTAGCAAATGAAAGGCAAAGCATCTGATAATCAGTCAAGTTAAACTTGTCCTGAATCTTTCTTGCCCATTTCTTATCCCATTCCTTGATGTTATGAGCAGTCTCTTTTATTTTACTGAATAAAAGTGTTGAAGAATCTTTTGTCATTTCTTTTTACAACAACCATATTTCTTGATAGCAGCTGCAACTATAACAACTAAAGCTACTATACCTACACCCTGATACCAATTAAGTCCTGATGGTTCTGGTTCTAGAGCTTGTTGTATTTCTGGTACAGTTTCTATTATTTCTGTTACCTTTGATGGCAATTCAACTTTAGGCAGAGGCAGTTCTGCAATAGTATGATTATGGTGCATTAGTTTACTCCTTTAAATCTGGTAATTTTTTTTCAACCCAGTGATCTGAGTTATCTATCCCTGCTGCTTTTACATACCTCATAATATGTTCATCAATTTGATGATAGACTGGATGTAAATCCAGATCCATATTAATATCATGAGCAATTTGTGATATCTGATCTGCAGAAAAACAATGGTCAGGATGCAGAAGATCGCAACAAGGTATTCTTTTTTCGATCAATTCATTGAGATTAATTCTAATCTCATAATCTCTGTATACAGGCATAATATTACATTAAATTAAAGTTTCAGGCAATCCGTCTCCCTCTTCAGGTTCTAAACTACCGTGGGCTCTACGAATTTCACGTAAGGTTTCGAAGTCTTTTTGTTTTGTTCCACCATCATATGCCCAAGCATAACCTTCGTCAATCATTTGTTCGTTAAGTGAAACAAGATCTTCATTTATATATAACCATCCTAGAAGTCTACCGTACTTACCCATACCACCTACAAGTTCGGTACGAATAGTAAGTTCATCTCCATCTCCTGCAATAGTATCTTCTAACTTCTTCTTCAACCAGTTAGTAGCATCTATTCCCAGTGCCTTCTCTTCAAGGTCTCTTGTTCTCTTTTCTGGCGTATCAACTCCTGCAACTCTAACTCTTTCTTTCTTGAATAAATCAAAACCGAGATCAATGGTGACATCAATAGTATCGCCGTCAAGAACACGGTTAATCTCCGTCACTCGGAAGTTGTAGCAGGACTTCCTGCTCGGTGGGGTCATTGCTCCCATTTTGGTAATCAGTAAGTGTATTATTTATCATCTCCTCTACTGGAGTTCTCTGAATTCTTGATTCACGTTCTCTCATCTTTTGTATCCATTCACCTGCAGTGGGAAATGAATGCCCCATATGCGCTATTCTACTGTCATATAACGTAACAGTATTAGTATAAGGTATATCTTCTTCCTCCTCTGGTATAGAAACTGCAACAGGTTTCTCTAACACACCAGTATGAGGTGGACAAACAAATTCTGATCCATCCGCAGGTAGTGAACATGCTTCTGCCTTCTGTGGATTTAATACAGTAGTACCAACAATACCACCACCTGCAATACCAACAGCACTAACAATAGCACATACCTTTTCTACGGCACGTACTCTTTTAGTCAATTCAGTCACATGACCCATCATATGATCAACTTTTGCTTCAAGAATTGCTATCTTAGTTTCTTGTGAATGTTCAGTCATAATGTTTCTTACCATCCTTTATTCTACCCGTTCCTTTCTTGTCATAAAACTTAACACCTTTAGTTCTAGTATCACTACGTAATTTATCTTTTGCTACATTACCCTTCTCTTTAAACTTTTTATATGTAGGGCTATCTGGAGAATGTCCTGTCACATCAGACCCATGCATCATGCGATCTTTATCATATTGAAGTTTCTTCTGATTCTTTGCTCTATCCTCTCTATGTTTTTCAGTATCCCATTGACTGCCATACTTCTCAGGTAACACCCAAGGTTGATACTTAGTTGAATAGAAAACATCAGGAAGTAACCTAATCATTAGGATAGAAGGTGTCGTACATTAATATGTAGTATATCACAATACTAACACTAATGAGTAAGAGAGCGGTCAGTATGTTAACTGACCATACTACGTCACCCATCTTGTCACAACCAATTCAATAGAGTTATCATCCATTTCCCATTCCTCTTCAACTTGGAATCCCATTTCCTTAACACTATTATGTACAGTCATTCTAGCATACTGTTGAGTAACCTTATCAATGAATCTTTCTGGTGGAATAGGTTGACTCCAAGTTTCAAGATCTGTAACAAGTTCATAAACACCTTCCTTGTTAAGTCTAAATCCAATGTCATCACCAACAGCAACATCAACATTCCATTGTTTGTGTTCATGATCAAGAGGATTCTCTAACTTAACATCAACATCCACATTATACTGTAGTAGTTCTAATGCTTCAATTAGTTGTGGTTTGTGTTTGATCTTGGTTTTTATCGTACTGAAGTGTGACATTTTTTTGTTGATAGTATTCTGGTTTAGTTTCTATATAGGTAACATCACCAAGTTTCTCTTCTATAGATTTAGTTATATCTTGACATTCATTACCTATAGCACCGAAAACTTCTTCCGTAACTAACCCATCTTGTCTGATAGTAAACTTAATTTTTTGTTGATTCATGTACTTCACTTTGTAAACTTGATTTTAATAGATCCTCAGCCATTTCCTTTTGTTTAAGACACAATCTGATCCATTGTTTGAAATCAGATTTCAATTCATCCATGTCATCATATTCATCAATCTCTCTTGACATCTGTTCATACATGAATTCTTTTTCGGGACTATTAAGAGAGAATTTATCAGGTTTCATTAGAACACTGGCAGGTTCATTATTATATATCAGATATCTCTCCGATAACCCAAGACTTATATCCGTGACCGTGTATTTTTAATTGAATATCTGTTGATACTTCTTCAGGAACTACTAAACAGTATCCTATACCAAGATTGAATACTCTCTTCATTTCTTCCTCTGGTATCTCACCAGCAAGTTGAATCTTCTTAAAGATGTGTGGTAGTGTCCAAGAATTATAATCAACTCTTGCAGTTAATCCATCAGGAATACAACGTGGAAGATTCTCTGGAATACCACCACCTGTAATGTGTGACATACCAAGGATAGGAAAATCTCTCAATAGATCTTTTATTAAAGGTGAATATATGTGAGTAGTATTAAGTAACTCAGGAGTATCTTTCCAATATATCTTATGTCTCCAGAGCATATCATTAATCAATGTATATCCATTACTATGAAGACCACTACTCTCTATACCAATAACTACATCACCTTTCTCAATTAACTTACCATCTATTATTTCATTCTCCTCGACAATACCAGTACAGAAACCAGCAAGATCATAATCCCTTTGTCTAAAATGTTCTGCTGTCTCTCCACCAATAAGTTCTACTTCTGCTATCTTACATCCTTCTATAATACCATCAACTATATCTTCCACTTCAGAATTTAACTTTGGTGTAGAAATATAATCTAAAAAATATAATGGTTTAGCACCACAAGTGATAACATCGTTGACACACATGGCAACTAGATCCATACCAATGGTTTTATAATCATTAGCAACTCTGCATATATTCATCTTAGTACCTACACCATCAGTACCAGAAACTAATATAGGTCTCTCGTATCCAGCAGGTACTTTAAACATACCACCAAATCCCCCTATGTGGGGTACTCTCTTTTTTAGGTTCTCAACAAAAACATTACCAGCATCAATGTCAACACCTGCATCTTTATAGTTCATAATTAATCTGTTATTCCATATTTTGTTAGATCATACTTAGGCATCCTTAATGGTTCTACCTTTGGTTTAATTGGAAGACCGATCTTATCTTCAATTTCAGATACTAACTTCTTTAATGTTATATCATATGGTGCTGGTGCATTCTGTAAACACACTCGTAAGCACTGAAGTTCCTCATCAGTAAAGGTAAATTCATTCATTACTTAACGTGTATAACTCCTTTCATACCAGCACCAGCATGAGGATCACATTGGAAGTAGTAATCACCTGCTGTATCAAAAGTAACATCAAAAGTTTCACCAGATGTAAATGCTAGATCACTATGAGACATTTCTTGATAAGGTTCATCAAACATTACATTATGTGGAGGTAGTTCGTTGTTAACAAAGGTAACACTTTCACCAACGGCAACCGTTAGTTCACATGGTTCAAAGACTAACATGCCTCCTGAACCCATCTGTATTTCTGCAGCATATGCTTGTGCTGCTAAAGTCATTGAAAGGAATAGTGATACTACCATCACTGTTAGTCTACTCATCCACCACATGATTTCATGTTTATGTTTTGTTATTGTTGACATTATACTACTCCTTTAAACAATAGTCAATAAAATGAGGATGTTCCTTTAGATAGGAAACATCCTCTTTACTGTGTTCTATTGCTTCGTAAGCATCATCTGCGTATTCGCAAATCTCTAGATGATGCAATTGTGTGTCGTGATAACCGACTGTGTAATGAGACACGATTTATAGCCGTGGGCTCGCATATTATAACACTATTTAGACCGTACCGTAGTAAAAAATACCTATTTGTGTGTGGACTCACTGACTAGGTTAGGAACCCCATACCCTAGTCAATTGTCTGACATCTGAAACTCCAAACAATGATTTACATCTTTGTTCAGCATCCTGTCTCAGATTAGAATTACAAAGGAACTCAACCTTTTGTAACCTATTTGACTCAAGTAATATCTGAGCAGTCCATCTAATAGCTTTCATTATCTTTGGACTTAAAGGGTTTTATACGACCATAAGTCTTAAGTTCTAATTGAGTTCTAAGAAAACTAATTTCTCTTTTGAGTTTTTTGTTTTCTTTCTCTAAGAACTCACAATGTTCTTGGTAGATGATAACACTCATACTTTCAGTTCGAACGACTTAATTGTATATAATTACTTCTCTACTATACCATATATGTCAATGGTATTAGATATTTACACAGTTAATGTTCTCTTAAAGTTTGTAAGGTTCCTGATCAGTAGTAATTTTTAAAGGAGCCTGTTCAATTCTAATAGTCTGAGTGGGTCCATTAGAAGCAGATTTTGCCAACAGTTCTTCCATTTCCTTTTTAGTAACTTGACCTGCACCATTACCATTACCATTCATCTTCATAGTACCGTCACCTTTCTTACTAGCAGTTTGAATGCCAAAGCTCGCTAGCACGCCTGTAAAAACTGAGGCTATAAATGTCGGATCTATTTTCTGTTGAGGAACGCCAGGTATGGCTACGTAATTTAAAGTCAATATTCCGCCGCTCCAAACCAACACGCCGAGCCGTACAAATGTACTAATGATAGCAGCTTGCTCATCTTGATCTGGAAGAATCTTATCTTTGATCTTACCAAAGACACCTTTCTTTTCTTCTTCTTTAGTCTCTTCGACTACTTCTTCCTTTATGTCTTCAGGCATAAGAATAAGAATAACTCATTCTATTTAGAACCAAAGTAAGCTTTATAATAATCTACTATACCACTGGTAGTAGCTTGTTTCTTTGACCACTCATCAGCACATTCATATATCTTCTGATCATTTCCAAACTTTTTATATAATATTTTTACCGCTTGTTGTCTCAAACCTACTTGGTCTACAACTTGATTAAGATATTCTACAGTCATATTATTCCTAGTGAACCTGCTGTTATTCCTACACAAACAAAAAATCCAAACTCTAAAAGATCTCTAGAGCCTGGAGGTATTGAATTTAAAAGTACTTCTAATGGTATCATTGGAATACAAATGAAAATACATTAGTATATGCAGTTGCTGCTAAGATGCAGCCAAAAAGTATAAAGTGCATTTTTTTAAAACTAAGATAACTACACCGACCATTGCTAAACGACCATTAAGTCGTTCAGCGAATCGCCAGTATGGGTGAGACCAATCAATCATGTTCCTGATGGGACTGCGACTGGTTGCATTTGTCTAACACGAACTCCTTTACCTCCTTGGAAATCATCATCGTCATCATCATTGATTGCTCTCATAATGAGTTCAACCAATACTAAAGCAGCCATGGGATAAAAACACCATAGAATTGCTGTTAATGGAGATATACTATCTGATGCGGCTACTAAGTCGCCCATTTGTTTTCCTTTTCTGATAAAGTTACGAGTAAGTATTTAGTTATGTAAAATATTTGAAGTGGGTATAAGCACCTACGATAGCCCAAAATGCCATCATTGCAAACCTACCGTTTGCTCTTGTCCAAATTTCTATATTACTTGTAGTGTCCATTAGAATATGCCTGGAATGATTTGTCCTGTGAATGAGTAGGCTCCTAGTGCTGCTACTATTCCGATCATGGCCATCCAGCCATTAAACTTTTCTGCTTCGGGTGTCATTGTTTTTCTCCTTTCGTTTGATTTGTAATAGGGTTAGAAAGTAACTCGCTGTGCGAGTGGTGTAAGAGACCTTTGTATCTAAAAGATGCCAGGTATAACCATCCCAGTAAGGATGTAGTTATGGATTGCTGCAAAGAATCCAATCATCGCTAAGCGACCATTAGTTTGTTCTGCATTCTCCCAGTAATTAACGTCAAGAACTTCTACTTGAGGTTCATGAGCAAACATATTCTGTTTACCATACTCAGTAGTAGTATAACGCTTCATACTGTCTGTTGAAGTTGTCATTCGTTCATTAAGAAACGTAACAATATTATATATAAAAGATTAAATTTTGTCAAGAAACTTTACATTCGGATGTCCGAACAGTAAAAAGTAACACTTATGACACACATAATGTAAACTTATGTTAATAATTATCGACTTGTCTTTGTAAATCTTTTACCCATTCCTGTCTACCACAGAAACCATGTGCATCATGATTCCCATCAGCATGGTATCTGGTATGCATTACTTCTACCATAAAAAAGAACCCAATCATGAATGTAGGAATCATCCATAATGGATGTCCAAGAACTTCACAAAATTCTTTATAGTAATCTTCGAATTTCATAATGCTTAATAAGTGGTAGGTAGTTTCCTATCGCCTCCAATCCTGAAACTACCAAAGGGGATTGCAGCAGTCAAAGGTAGCGAACGCCTTATGACATTATTAATTATAACATAAAAAAAGACCCCCTGCAATGCAGAGGGTCTCTTAGGGTTATCTAATTAGAGATTAGAATGTGAACTTAGCACCGATTTTAGCACCCCAGTTAACGATGTCGTCACCTGAAGAATCTTCGTCTGTGATTCCAGAAAGCTCACCATAGACTCCTAGAGAATCTGTAGCAGCAATAGAAAGTCCAGCCTTACCAGAGAACTCACCTTCAGAACCATCAGTTCCGTCTACAGCGACGAATGAAGGACCACCTTGTACGTAGTAAGCAACTTTCTCAGAAGCTTGGCCTTCGTAACCGATTGCTAGATCAGTTGTAGCACCAGAATAATCTCCATCAGGATATGAGATATTGCTCTCAACGTTCACGTATGGACCAGCAAAAGCTGCACCAGCGAGAAGGAATGGAGATGCTGCTACTGCAGCGATTGTTGATTTAATAGACATGTTTTTTTGTTAAGTATCTCGCAAAGAAAAAACCCTGCGGATGATAGCCTCCCCGACATGGGAAACTTTTTGTTACATCTTACGCAGGGGTACGATTATTTCGGGCCCGTTGTTATGTAAAGTTATTTATACAACTGTCACATTCAGCTGTGTGCCAGTTGATTACGGTTATAACTATACCTTAGACTTCTACAGATGTCAAGGGGGCTTGTGACAGTTCCCTAAGTGCTTCCATTTTAATGAACTGTTCGTCCCTATTATAGTAAAGAGTATAGTTATCTGTCAGGAGATAGTATCCATCTATATCTTTTCCGTTATCAGTATAGCCATATCCCCTTACACGTTCCTCTATACCATCAATACGAAGTTTTTTATCTCCACATCTTACGTAAGACTCGTACTTTTGGTCTAGGTTAATCATTGTCCTCTATGTATGTGTGCAAACTATAACATTAGTTATATAAAATATCTATAAATTTTATATTCTTTTTATAGTTCCTTTACATCTATTTACCTTCACACTCAGGTGGAATACGTCCCATATAAGGATCATAATTGAATAATACAGTCTGATCTTCCATCTGGGCAAGTGATTCTCTCCAATGATTAAGGATGCCTTCATGACTTCCTTTATGGAATACTTCTAGATGATCTGGATGAATAGAAGAACCCAACTCAATCTTATAATGGAACAAAGGTATAGCATATGTTCTACCACAATTGTATATAAGATCATCAGCAACAGCTCTAGGTTTAACTCCTTGATCTAAACGGAACTTATCACCAACACAATGATGTTCTATAAGTTTCTTAGCATGATGTCTAGTAACCATAAAACATGCAGTAGAAAAATCATTCACCCAACGAGCGTGCATATGAGCATACACTACGCCAGGATTAATAATAGCCAATTGAATACAGTCCCAATCATATGGAACCTTTGACATAAATTCATTCCAATCAAACTTCCAGAACCTAGCAGTATCAAAACTTACATCATCTTCTGCAAAGATACCATAAGGACTATCAGATGTTTCATACCAATGCTTAATTGCCTTAAGATGAGATGTAACACATCCAACCTCACCAGATGTAACACCTTCTGGATAATTACCTTCAAGAATATGTTCTAACTTATCTTCTCTTCCATCAAATGCTGAGATACGAGTAGGTTCTAATTCCCAATACTTACACATGGATTGCATCTCAGTATCTCTTTCTGGTTGACCATCAAGGTTAATGTAATACAAAGGCCCAAAACCTTTTAACTTATATGCAGCCTTATTCTTATCCATAGAATAAGAAGGAACAATAGGTTCTGGTTTTGGTTTCTCAGGTAATCTAACAATTAGTTCTTCTATTGCAGGGATATAATGTTTAGCTAAAACATTCTTCCAATCAAACTGTTTTGCATACTCACGTATCTCATCTCTATGTTTAATAGAATACTCTCTGTTCCTTATGATCTGACCTTCAACATACTCTATATCTTTAATCTTCTTCTCAGGTATAACTGTAATAAATTCTTTATCTAAGTCTAGATTTGCCTTTGCAAACTCACTAATCACTACACCTAGTCCAGCAGCAAATGCCTCCATGATAACAAGAGAATGTGCTTCACCATCAGAAAGTAATACAAGATTACCATAGTCTGTTAGTTCTTTATATAACTGTTCCTTAGACCATTCACCAAGATAATTATTCTTAGTATCATATCTCTCGTCAACAATATTACCTGCAAACCAAAGACTGTCTATGTTTTGAAATAGATGTTGTCTCTTACGATAGTCTACCTTTGCCAGATACATACTCCGATGTGGATGTTCTGGTTCTTCTTTAAAATTAAAAGCATCTATGTTAACTCCATTAGGAGTAACAAATAATTTATCTACAGGAAAATCACTAAAGATTTTATAGACAGTTTTTATTCCTTCTGATAGACAGAATACATTTGGTTTTAATTCAGCAAACTTATTAAAGATATTAACATAACCACTCATCATGTCTGGACGTTCCAGATAACCAAAGTGTGATGTCATTGCCTTTGGTTTATTAATATGAGGATACAGTACTATAAAATCATCATAGTTAATATGAACAAAGTCTGGATTATATTCTTCGATAGAAGCAAGAACTTTATTACCATCCGTAGTATTAATAATCTGAACTGAATGTCCTAATGCCTTCAGGGCATTAGCCATATCCCATATAAGAGACTCTACAGCACCCCAACCCTTGGGTGGGATAGGCATTAGACCTGGCCCAACAATAGAAATTTTCATTGCATACCTTCAATGTTTTCAACGTACTTCTTGACTAACACCTGCCAAGAGAAATTATCTACACCATACTGACGAATATCTTTTCTCATAGTAACAGAGATCTCTCTATTTCTTTTGAGTTCTTCAGAAACATATTCAATATCATTCCATTTATCATCTGGAATAACTGTCACAAACGGTAAAGACTTATCTAGATCATGTGCTGCATATTTAGATACAACAACACCAAGTCCAGCAATTAAAGCTTCTTTAATAACGAGAGGTGTTCCGTTCTCGCCATCAGATAACAACATCATATTACCATAATCACTAACATGTTGCAACTTATATTGATGATCCCATTCACCGAGATAATCTTTTAGTTGTGGATTAAAACTTGTAGTATTCGTATAGTGTCCTACAAACTCAATACCATATATGCATTGATAAACATGTTGTCTCTTTCTTGGTTCTATCTTTCCAAGATATAAAGTCCAATCTGGTTTAACTGGATTCTCTTGGAAATTATAGTCTCTATGTTGTGCTCCATTAGGACATACTAAAAGTTTATCTAATGGTGCTCCATCTTTCTTATAAGTTTCATAATCCTTATAAGAGATACAAAAATTATAATACTTATCATTATCTATCAACCACTTATATATCTTATCATATCCATCATAAGGATGTCTGTCTGGTTGATCAATGTATGGATAATGAGAACTGATTGCTAACTTTGCATTAGGACATTTCTCATGTATAAGATCCATCATGTCATAGAAAACATCATAATGAACATGAATATAATCAAATGGTTCAGCAGTTAGTTCTCTGATTATTTGATCTCTATCAGGAGTATTAATAATACTACCTTCATGACCTAACTCACCCAGTTCAGTTGCATAGTCCCATATGAGAGACTCTACAGCACCCCAACCTTTAGGTGGTATCTCAATGATACCTGGCCCTACTAAAGCAATCTTCATTCTTCAACGTAGCAAACTTCTTTAAAGTTTTTGATGAAATTCTCATCATCAAAATTAGTTCTAAAATAACTAAGAGTTGGAAACTCTAGAAGATCATTATGGAATGCAAATACTTTTTTATATAATTCATCTTGAGGATTCTTACCCCAAAATGTACCAGCATTAAATTTTAAAGGCATCTGTTCTTGTTCTGAACTATGATTCATAGAACCATTAGTTGTTCTATATCCACCAGTCTCATTGAGAGTTAAACATAAAAGTAATTCATCTGTAATACCTTGAGCATTATTTGGCATAGAAGCAAATACACTATCAAATTTCTTATGATAGGTGTCAAAGATATGATCATGTTTTTCTTTTTGGAATAAGAAAAGTCCAGAAGCAAAGTAAGGAATCTCTACATTATTTTCTTCAATAAGATGTGATACCAAACCAATATTGACACGAACTCTTTCTAGATAATCTTTTAATTGAGGAACCCACCAGTGACGACAAATAAGAAAGTCATCTTCTGCTTCCTCAATAAGTTCATCTACACGATCATTAACAATCACCGTGTCAGTATCCATATAGAAACAATGATCAGTCTCCACATACTTGTTTAAATGATATCTCATCTGCCAGTAATGTGGTTTAAACCAACCCTCACCTTTAGCCTCATCTACAGGAAAAGGAATGATACGGATATTTGGTCTGTCTTCATCAGCTTCTAGACGACTATCAGCATCAAGGATGACAACATCATGAGGTTGTTCAATTCGTTCTAATGAACCAAGAGATCTTATTAAATTATTGTAGTGTTTGTCTTCACCACCAACAATATAACCAAAAGTAATTTTATTAGACATCAGTAATGCACCTTGTATTGATGAACGATAGGTTCTTTAGAAATTTGCCAGATAGGATTTGATGTAGTCTCTGTAAGAAGACTGTTATGTCTATACTCCTTTCCACAAAGAAAGAAATACATAGGCATCCATACATCTACCCATCCTAAATTACCACACAAATCTCTTTTAATGAAATCAAACTCTTCTTCAAAGATAGGAATAACTCTCTCGTAATTTTCTAAGAAAGTCTTAGCATTAAATATACTTCCCCCACCTGTACCATAATAATTAACGTTCCATTCTACACCATATTTCTCCGTTAGATAATCCATGAAAGGTTCTTGTAACAAATTGCCTGGCTTTGCTTGACCAGCAAACTGCCAATCTTCTGGTACATGAATCTCTCCTCTGATATGAACATCATCTTCCATCATAATAATATGATCTGTATTACAAAGAGTACATGCCATTCTGAATCGTTCTAACCATATCAGAACCTCATCCTTTGTCATACCATAGATACCAGACTGATGATTATGATCTCTATAACCAAGATTCTTTTCTTCAGTAAGATAAAGACAATCATATTCTTTAGCGATACCAGAGAAGTCCTCTCCATTATCACCATCACGTATCAATACGTAAGGATTCTTTGGATGAAATTGTCGGAAACTTTTAATAGCTTCCTCTGTTGCTTTAGGTTGATTAAAAACCTGATGAAATACACCTAACGTCATAATACTTTTAACATTCCGTTTACACGATTAACATATGTATGTTTGAATTTTACAACTTCCATTTGATGTCTTATTAATTCTTTATCATCTTTATACTTCATACCCTCATCAAACATTTCACGAACAGTTGGTTTACAAATGACAGTATCATCTATGAACTTAGCATTGATCGGTGAGTTTGTGATTCCAACATGACCATAACTAATACTTTTCACAAGACGACAGGCTAGATAACCCCATTTCTTATGAGTAGCATTCCTAAAGTCAGGAGACATAAAACTCCTTTGAACTAACCAACGATTCTCCTCATCAGTCACAGGATTTACCCAAGGATTCACATAAGAAAACTTAATGCCTGCATCCTGACAGTACCCAGCAAACTCATTAATAAGATGAGCATTGGCAAATCTACCTTCACCAGATGTACTACCTATAAAGTAATAGACCTTTTCTCTAGGATAATTAATCCAATTAAAGTCTATCTCATGTGGCAATAGGTCAGTTCCCCATCCACAATAGATAACCTCATAATCTGAATTGGAAAACTTGTTGTCATATAAAACACCAGTATCCAGTTCAGTACAGTTATCCCTATCTAAAACAAAGTCATAATTATCATTGTCCATACTCTCTTGCAAGTATCGAACATCAATAAGTCTCTTTACTTTACCAAGATACTTCTGAGGATTAACACAAACATGTACATAGTATGTGCTTGTTTCTTTAAGAGGAATCTTCTTATCAGCAAAACCTTCAGTTAAGAAGATACAGTTATCAAAGTCAAAGTCTTCTGGATATTCATCATCATGAAACCAGTAAACATCATGACCAAGATATTTAAATGCTTTATAAAAAGAACTATGAATATAGGAATGGGTATGACTGTTTAAAGGATAACCCCAAATAACAATCTTCATTTTACCTTACTCCGATCAGTCATCCATGCCTTCAAGTCTAACACTCTATGTGGTATTTGTAAACTAGCAAGAGTCTGTCTTACAAGTTCATGCATATGTCTAATACCATCCTTATAAAACTCATCATAAACTTTTAATGGATCAAATTGTTGTACTCTATTTACAGGGCCACAATAAAACCAATCACAATATTCTCTACCAGCACCTGCTTGCATTGCACCATTCATCATAGACAAACCATCACCTTTACATTCTTCTAGAGGAACTCTTTCAGGAAACTCTAAGTCTGTTCTCATTCTAATAACAAGATCAAAATCTTCATCAACCATATTAACAGCATTCTTTACAGATGTCCACTGACATTTCTGTCTGAATATAGATTGCCTTACAACAGTATCATCAAGAGGGAACTCCATCTGACTTACCATCTTAAAACCAGAGAGATCAAACTTAGGATACTCTTCCCATTTTAAACCCTTTGGTTTCATCTTCTCTTCAAAATCTGCAATAGGATCATAGTCATCTGGATACTTCAGATTACTATTCCAAGCAAAGAAATCTCCTCTATAACTTTCATCCCACCAGAAATGAGCATAAGTAACAACCTCATGATCTTTAGTAAGGTTATCAAAATTCATACGGTCAATAAATCTTGGTTGACCAGCAAAACAAAGTGCAATTTTCATTAGAATCTAGGTAATGTAATTTGTATAGGATGACCTTGAATACCTATACCAAAGGAGTCAACCATCTTACGATGCATAAGTTCATGACAATATGCACCATTATTTTCCCTCAAGCATTTCTCTAGTATCAGTTGCCATACTGGGAAGACACTCATAAAAGCATCCATCTCTTTTGAACCAGCAAAATCAAACCAATCATTTATCATACCGTCAGGTTGTCCTTGAAGATTAGAGAAATTAATCACGGATGGATTTAATTGTTCAAAAGGAATCTTAGTATGTATCATAGTATCTGTTCTACATCTAACAACCCAATCATATTTGAAATCATTGGCATATTCATATAATTTCTTTGCCTTATTAACCTCATTCAAACTATAAAAATATGAAAGACAGTTATTAATATTTGTCCGTCTAAAATTTTCTGGATCTGGATCTTCTTTTGCACCATACCAATATCTGTTTAGAGATTCTTCAAAAGGAACAGAGGAATCTGTAAACGACTTACTTGTCTGTGCAGTAAGATCTATTGGTTTATAAATCTCATTTGCCTTATCTAATGCATTTGAAGAGATACGTTGTTTATGCCACTCACCTTTATTACATTCACCAAACTTATATGGTTTCGTTTGTAAGTCATCATCAAACCAGAAATGACAGAATGTATCTACATTATATCCTTCACATACATTCTTAAGGATATAAGGTGCAGCCTCCTCAACAAAACGAGGTTGTCCAGATAATAATAATGCTATTCTCATTTTTTAAATGCAAGGGTAACTACAGGCCAAGGTGTGTCAAAATCTGTTCCAACTGCTTTGTAAGGATGCATTAGATTCAAATCATTCTCTTCCATAATTTCAATAATTCTTTGAGGACTAATAAACTCACCATCAACTGCTCCTAAATCAACATCAGAAGACAGAATAAATTTACCATCAGGTTTTAATGCCTTACTGACACCCTCAGCAACTTGTTTCCATCCTGTATTTTGAGAAGGAGCAAAATGAGTAACAGCACAAGAATCAATAAAAACATCAACAGATTCTGGAGGTATTACTTTTAGTTCATGTAATACATCACCCAGAACCATCTTAACTAAACTCTGATTGATAAGATGATCGATGTCTGTAATATCAATCGCAGTTACATCATGACCTAAACTTGAAATAATATGTGGAAGAGAAGCAGGGCCAGCCCCAAGATCAACCACCTTTAAATTCTCACCACCTAATGATTTAAATTCTCTAAGAATAGATATCCATTTTAGAATAGCGTCTGGATGATTATCCCATAGATCTCTATGAGGAAATCTTTCTTTGTAATTCTCATCATCAACTTCTTTCTGGAAGTCTGCAAGATCAGAACGATTTAAAAGTCTATTATACATTACCAATTTGCAAAGTTACTTTTTTAACTAATGATTCTATATCAGTATTAGGTTCCCATCCAAGAAGATCTTTTGCCTTCTGATAAGATCCTTTAGAGTACCTAGTAGTTTCCTTAGCAACAATATCCTTATTCAAAGGATACTTTCCTTTAAACATTTCTGGATATGTATCCCAGAGATCTCCAGCAGGTTTATGTTTTAAACCAATATGTTCTTTACCCATTGCCTCAGCAACCCACTGAGCAATCTGATTAACACTTATTGCTTTTCCTGTACATACATTGAAAACATCGTTAGGTTGTTTCCTCATACAAACTTCTAACATGGAAACAATATCTTCTACCCAAATAAAGTCTCTAACTTGTTCACCATCTCCACTTAATACAGGTGCTTTATTTTTACTCAACTCCCTATAAACAAAGTTTAATAGTGGTGGATTAGGTCTTGTCTGATCTCCATCAGGACCAAACACATTAAAGAACCTTAAGATAGTTGCATTTAAACCATAGTTCTCTCTATATGATTCAACTAACTCCTCAGACATCTTTTTAGACAATGAATAATATAGTCTTGGATTTACATCTAAATCTTCTGTAAAGACTTCAACATCATTGTTCTCATATACTGCACTTGTACTAGCAAATATAACATGAGGTACTTTAAACTTTCTAGCAAACTCTAAAACATTTGCAGTTCCCTGAACATTAATGGAAATAGTTTCCAATGGATTGCTTTCACAATCAGGAAGGGAAGTGATAGCAGCAAGATGTATAATAACATCGTACTCCCCTCCACACCACTTAAGGAAGTTGAAAGTCGTGATATCAGTTTGGTAAAAGGGTGCGATGTATTCATTAGCATCGTCTTTTAAATTCTCTGCATAACCATTACGAAGATTATCACAAAGAACTAAGTCGTGTCCTTTCTCTATAAGGAGTCTTGCTAAACCTGATCCAATCTGACCTGCAGCGCCAGTGATTAATATTTTCATGATAAAAACTCCTTCAAAATGTCTTGGTTCCTAGGCATATTTATAGCAGTAGCCGAGGGGTACGGATTACTCTTAGCAAAATCATTAACAAGAACTCTCTGACAATGAGGTAATCCCATTATAAGTTCATCATATGGAATACCTTTTGCTTGTAGTTCTGCTAACGTTATTTGTCTTAATCTATTTGGTCTACTTGTAGTTAAAATTATTTTAACTTTACCACTTTCATGTAGGTTCGCTAAGTATTCTATATTCTCTGTGAGAGGTTCGCCAGACCCCACGTAAGGGGGGAAATGGATAGATGAGTTGGTAACTAGGGTTCCATCAATATCTACAAAGAGACACTTATATTGAGACTTGTATTTGTTCCAAGCATCAAGTGTTCCCCAATCCTTAAAATCAGATGTTTTTGTTCCATAGAATGTAGAACCATTCAACATCATCTCAAAGACTACATGACTGATATAACATTCACCTTCCATGTCTTGTAGTTTCTCATAGGTACTACAAAATTCTTTAGCATCAGCAAATCCATATCCACCACTAGAGAATGTAGAACTAATAACTTTCTTCTCTACAATATTTGTTAGGACATTATTAATATCAAGTTCAACATAACTCTTGGCCTTAGCATTAATATTATCCATATCATTCAAGTCAAAATATGCGACTTGATTTCTTTCCTCTACATCACACCGATAGAAACCATCAGAGTCTTTTATAAAAACAAATCCTTCTAATTTTTGTCCACTCAAAAAAGTATAAACAGTTTCTGATTGAGATTGAGTTTGTTCTGGCAATAAAACTATATTTGATTTCTCTCTAAGTCCTAGTTCATCTAATTCACTAACAAACCCTTTCATAAAATGATACTTATCCTCATGTTCCTGAAGACAAATAAAATATATGTTATCAAAGAAATCTAAATTCAATCCCAAAATAGCTTCTGTAACCATGAAACGATTCGTCATGGGATGAGTCAGTTGCCACTTTGGTCTCAGGTTAGGGAACCGACTAGATCGGCCCGCCATTGGAACTAATAAAGTTCGCATATATTTTAGTCGATTTTATAATCCTATCTAGTATAACTCTTTGATCCTCGGAAGTCAAGTATGGTTCTATCCTCAAAATATTCATTACATCAAGAATATCAAAAGGTTCATACATAAAAGAAGAGTATCTATTCTCAAGTTCATTCCATGCAAATCGATATATTTGTTCTAATCTATGTGTATGAACATTCCAAGTCTTTAGTGCCCAGAAATAATCAAGATCTTGTTTTATTTTCACTAGGTCAGATAAAAATGTATCGACATAGCAATCAAGAAAATCAATAAAAAATAATCTATTCTTATGAAATATAATATTAGAAAAAGTTAAATCACCATGACAAAAAGTATGAGGAACTATTATCTTATTTGATTCTACATATTTTCTTAAGAATTCAATATATTCTTTGTGGAAAGTTTTTTCTTTTAGACTATCTAATTTTTTTAATATTTTATTTGTAGCATCTACCATCCGTGAAGTAGATATTAAAGAATCAAAGTAATCAAATAAAGTCTGAACTACAAACTCGACATCATTCACAGATGCTGTAGAGAAAAACTCTGAGAATGTATTGCCAGGAATGTATTCCATATCAAAGTAATCACTCTGAATATCATATACTTTAGGAGCATCTACATTCTTATAAATTCTATTTGAAAATACTTTCTGTTTCTCAGCCTGCATTAAAAGTCTTGAGTTATATTCAATGGAAGGTGAATGTTTTCTCAACACCCTATCATTGATCAACTCAAGACTACATCCTGATAAACCAGTCTCTAATTTATTTGTGATACTTTGAGTTGTCTTTTGATACATGAACTATCTTAGGTTCAAAGTCACAAGAAGAAGCAAAGTCTTCTGGGTAAGCAAAGGCAGGATGTAATACATTAACCTCATCACGACGTTCTGCAAAGAACTTATTCATCTGAGACTCATCATGCCATACTGCAATATAATCAGCATTGAGATCAATAGTTGTTCTCTTAGCCAATTCTAACATCATATCAATAACTTCTGGTACTCTACCACCCCATAAACATCCTTGGAAATAAACTGATGTATCATCTTGTGGTTTAATACAAGCCTTAGACTTAATATTAGTTTCAAATGCGCCAGGAGGTTCATTGTGTGGAGACATACCAAGATAATGACAAGGATGATGAACACCAATGTAAGGTTTATCCGTGAAAATTTCTTCTGGAGTTACAGTATCAAGAACAACCATATCAGCATCCAAGAAAACAACCCAATCATATTCCTTTAATTCTTTCTCTGCTTTGAGAATAGTATTAAATCTCAAAAGAGTAATAAAAGGCCAAGGTCTATGTTCTGAATAATAGAAACTCATATTATCAGGAATATCAATTAAATCTCCATCACTAAAAATGAAGTATTGTTTTTGAATGCCTGGAAGAAATTTATCTTCACAAGTTTCATACCACTTTGGAAGGAACTTTAGATACTTATCAGTTCCTATAAAAACGAGGGCAACTTTCATTTATTAATCACCTCTACTTTTATAGATCCATCCAAATGATCAGCAAGTCTATGATATGCAAATGCAGTAATTACTTGTGGAACTATAAAAGCAATCATAGCAACAATCCAGAAAAAATAATAATAGTTTTCTTTAGTTTGTGTTCTCATTATATCACAGTCCAATTGGGACAATAAAGGTCTTTAGTATCGTGGAATTGGTAAGCAGAACCAAACCACATTTTAGGTGCAATAACTTTTTTATCTGGGTTGGTTTGTAACCATGCACCCCACCAGCTCATAGAACTATTTGCAATAATGGCATGTTGACATAGACTCATTAAACATAAGTCCATATAAGGAACCAATGCACCATCGTCATGTTTATCTTCAGGTTCAGAAAACATAAACCTATCCTTTTGAAAGAATGGTTGTTCCTTTACCCATTCAATTGAATCAGAGAATACCAAGATTGGCATCTCCTCTGGTAAATAAGTTAATGCTTTTTCATAATACTCAATAGGTTGAGTAGGATGTTGATCTTGAAGATTCACATATGCCCATTTAAAACCCCTCTTATCAGTTAAGTTTGGATCTCCTCTACGAACATGAAGGAAGGCAACTTCTTTACCTTCAAACTGTTTCATAAAATCTTTAGCAGGTTCTAACCAATTATCTTTGAATGTATAATCTTCACGTAATTCTTCCTCACAATGTTTAAAATATTTTTCTGATTGATAAAATCCAGCAACATCTACACCATCAGGACAAACATCCATAAGTTCTTCATCATAATGAAAGAACCTTTCTTGTGCTGGAACATAATTCCAACAATACTTTATTGCATCTACATTCTTCATTTCAAATGCATCAAGAAGTCCATAGTTATCAATCTGTTGTGATGGATCTCTAGGAGGAATACAATACTTATATCCTTTCTTTCTTGCAATACCTTTTACTGCAGCATGTTGAAACATCTGGTTTCCCAGACGACCCATTTTACCTATAGAATCAAATCCAATCATGTTTCATTGCCTCAAATACTTTTCTGACTCCATCATTAACAGATGTTTTTGGTTCCCACCATTTTCTAAGGTATGGGTCTGGTACATTTCTAGCGTCCTTCTGCACCTCATCCTTCGACGGTGACGGGGAAACACCCACCTCTTTACCAATCTCTTTAAATAAGGATTGAATCGTTCGTGCAATGCCCAAAATACTTGTAGAGATACCAGAAGTAATATGAAGCTCGTCGTCAGAAGTGAAAGAAGTATATTCTTCCATGATCGTTTCCAACGCTTCACAACAATCTTCAGCGTATAAAAATTCCCTCTGTTCCGTGCCATCTGTCATCATATCAATAGTACCAGTTTCAAATCCCTTATGAATAAAATCTGTAATAACATGGGCCTTTTCCATGTCTTTTTCTATTCCATATACATTCCAGAACTTTACAATCAATCCATTTAAAGATTTAGTGTAGAGTTCACCCACTCTTTTCATAACACCGTAAGGTGAGTATGACATATTACTCATCTGAGATGATGCAAAGACAAATGGTTTATTGTATTTCTCTAAAAGACCAAATACATTTACCATCATTCTACCATTGTTGTCAATGAATTTGAATGTATGCTGATACTTCTTAAGATAATGAGAACCACCCACATCAAATGCAAGAAAGAAAACAAAGTCACTCTGCATTATCAAACGATGAAGTTCTGGATTAGGAATCTCAGTTAAATCGTGATGTCTTCCATTAACAATATCAAATTCATTAACTTCATGTCCCTTGTTGCGAAGATGTTCAGTTAGGTATGCCCCTACCTGACCACTGGAGCCTAATATAGTAATTCTCATACTGATTTTTTTAATTTGATTTGATCACTTATCCAATCATAAGTCTTTTTAATGCCTTCTTCAAGCGTCATAGAGTAATCCCAATTAAGATGTTTGCGAATCAAATCATTATTAGAATTACGACCACGAACACCCAAAGGAGCATTCAACTCATGTCTTCTTGAAACGGCAGTACCTGCTACCTTTGCAGTAATTGTAACAAGTTCATTAATAGTAACCATTTCTTCTGAACCAATGTTTACTGGCCCAGTGAAATTAGAATCCATTAATCTTCTTGTTGCTTCTATACACTCATCAATGTAAAGAAAGGATCTTGTTTGTTGTCCATCACCCCATACTTCAATTGGTCCTCCAACACAAGGTAGTGATGCAACCTTTCTGCAGATTGCTGCTGGAGCCTTTTCTCTTCCTCCTTCCCATGTTCCTTCTGGCCCGTAAATATTATGATACCTAGCAACACGTACAGGAATGTTGTGATTGCGGTTAAATGCGAAGTATAATCTTTCGGAGAAGAGTTTTTCCCATCCGTACTCTGAGTCTGGGGCTGCTGGGTATGCTGATTCTTCACGACAATCTGGGTTATTAGGATCTAATTGATTATGTTCTGGATACATGCAAGCAGAACTTGAATAGAATATCTTTGTCTTATTTTCCTGTTTAAATTTATTATAAGCTAATTGTTCATTTAAAAGATGTAGATTAATCTGAGCAGAGTTATGCATAATATCAGCATCATTCTCACCTGTAAAGATATATCCTGCACCACCCATGTCAGCAGCGAACTGATATATCTCATCAAATGGATTAGAGAACTTATCTTCTATCTGATTATAATAGTTTCCCTGATAACCAGAGAAACGAATTACTCTACGGACAGTTTCAGCATCCCTAAGATCTCCAATAACAAACTCATCTGCTTTACTAGCAGAGAACTCAGGATACTTCAAATCCACACCACGCACCCAGTACCCTTCAGATACTAGGCGATTAACCATATTACTACCAATAAAACCACCTGCACCTAATACTAGGGCAGTCTTTTTTTGTTGAGTCATTTAGCCTCCATCGATGTCGCAACCAATCATTGATCCCCCAACAACTCCTAATGGAATTGCCCACCAACGACCATCACCTCTTGACATTGCAGCACCAGCAGCACCACCTAAGATACCACCAGCAATCTTACCATCAGTACAATCGTTATCATCAACCTCATACTGTTTTTCTACTACTGTTCTTCTTGGCCTTGTGATAGATGCTTTGTTTCTTTCACATGGAAACTCAACAGTTTCTTGCCAAGATCTAACATAGCCAGGATTATCTTCTGTTCCAGGCACATACTCTTCTCTATACTCTGATCTGTAACAAGTCTTAGAATAAGAATATCCTTCTTGATATTCATCAGCAAGAACAGAAACAGGGGTTAATGCTAGTAGTGCCGCAAGTGCAATTTTCATTTGATTAAAGTTACCATAGTATGTAGTATATTAAAAAAGGATGTAAAGGTCAACTACTGGTGTGACACTTTTTTATCTGTATCTCTTCCAAAATCATCTTCCAACCTTACTATATCATCTTCTTTACATATACCTCTCTGAATTTCAATAAAAGTAATACCTTTATAACCACCCTCAAGTCTATGAATTTGTTTTATAGGAATATATGCATATTCTCCTGCTCTTATTGTTGTAGATTTATCATCCTGAGTGATAGTACCAATTCCTTCAACAATATTCCAATGTTCTTCTCGATGATTATGATATTGAAGTGAAAATCTTTTGTAAGGTCTTACATAAATTTTCTTAACTTTATAATCAGGTTCGTCAAGAAGAACCTCATACGTTCCCCAAGGTTTTCTAATCTTTACATTCATTATACCTCCACAAGATCTTCAGCAAGACATTCAACTATCATATTATAATCATATTCTGGATCTTCCTCTGTAAACTCTATTTCATTTTGATAATATCTTTTAACTTTCTTATAAAGTTTTGGATATTTGACATCTAAATAAATCTCCTTGTTTGCTGCAGCACGTAGGGTGCTTAGGTCTTTCTTAAACTTTGAAGTAAGAGTCATTTCTCTTGTGAGGTTAACAGAAATATTATACAGAGAAAATTTTAGTGTGTCAAGATATGCGTTCTAGAACTGTTAAACCATTGTTGTTTGTTCTATGAACCTTGAACTGCCATTCGTTGGGAGTGTCTATAAGGAAATGAATAATAGCAGGTAACAAACCATTACTACCAACTCTTCCCATAAACTCTTCACTTCTAGTTCCGTATGTTTGAGTGTCATGAAATGCAATATACTTCTTAACCTTCGAAGCATGTCTTCTTAGTTCAAGACGTAACTGTTCATAACAATGCCAAGTGTCTATGAAGAGAAGATCAGTCTCATCAATCTCAACATCTAAAACATTCGCTTCTATATATTCAGCGTCCTTACCTTCCTGTTTTGCAAGTTGGAATAATTCTTTACATCTACCATCTAAGAATAAATCATATGCACGAAGAGTCACATCGGATGCCAAAAATGCACGAGTACTAACTCCTGTTCTTGTTCCCATCTCAGTAACATGATCTACTTCATCAGCAAGACCTTTTAATACTTCCATATGCTCATTGATATCAGAAGGAGTATCCCGAGCAATGTTAAACTCCTGATCAAATACTAGTGTAGTCATGATGCGTCATTGTGATTTGTGTGCATATTAATGAAACGTCGTTCATCAATATATGAATTAAATTTTTCCTTTACGTCTTCATCGGTTGAATATTTATTTCCAGTAGAAATAAAGAGTTCACAGAACTCATAAACATCTTTTGATAATGCAATATCCAACCGTCTAAATGAGGTAAGCAAAGAAGTTCTCTGTTCTAACTTCTCATCCCATTCATCTTTGATCATTAAAATAAGTGATGCTTATATAATTTATACTACCACAAAGAATCTTATTTGTCTACATGAAGTTAGAAGTTTGCTGGAGTGCATTGTCCACCACATTCAACATTTAACATTCTATATCCATTCATTCCTGAACCACCATACGCAATTCTTGCTTTAACAGTACTACTAGAAACAACAAGTGCGAATGATGATGGAGGAGAAGCAATTTCCTCTCCTAAGTATCTTATATCTACATTACCATCATGATGTTTCCAAACAATAGCAGTTCCCCATGCACCACCATCACCATCATTCCAACAATAAGCATATTCACATTTTAACACATCATTATTACTAAAATCCTCACAAATAGTTACATCATAAGTTGTATTAGCAGAGTGGGAAATTGTTGCGAAACGTTTTCTTTGCTGAACTGCAGTACTAGAATCACTATTACCACCCCATCCAATATTACCCTTAGAGGAGATATTTAATCTATTATAAACTGATAGTCCTCCTCCAGCACTAGTCCAAAATGAAAGTTCGCCAGGAATATTATTAGAACCACATGCTCCATCTACCTTGAATTTTATTCCAGCAGCTTGGTTAGCATAATCAGTTCCATCATGACCATATGCCATTATCTGACCAATCATATCATCTGTCTCACAAATTTGTGGTGATGCTCCTGTATTACCTGACTTATATAATCTAATATTTGAAGATTCACTTGTTGCATCATTATGAGTTTCAATCGCAAGGTTTGCTTCTGAATTACTACCAATATTAAGATTACGTGTTTGAGATACTGCTGCTGTGCCACCAGTTCCACCAATCTTATGGTTTCCATTTCCTAAAATTTCATAAACATTTGTACCTCTAGCTGCTAGAGAAAAAATAGTAGAAGTTGATACGTAGTAGTTAGCATCAATAGTAACAACTCCTCCATTTCTTCCGTCTGCTGCTCCTGTACTTTGATTTCCTAAAACTTTAAAATAAGAAGCAGTGTCACCACCACTTGGTGTTACTGTAAAACCATCATTACCAGTATTTTCCGAAGGGGTGAGCTCCATTGCACCATCTGAATCAATCTTAAGTCTTTCTGTAAAACTAAGGGTATTTCCTGCTGTCCCTGATGCTACATTTTCAAATACAAATTCACCATTAACTTGATAAAATCTTGATGCAAAATCAGTTTTTGAATATTTAAAGTCACCACTTGTATTAAGGAAATGGTTTGCACCTAAACCAACAAAAGAGTCATCTGTTGAACCATATAGGACAGCAGCATCGTGAATTTGTAATGACGTATAAGTAGAATGCCATGCATCTGGAGCTGCACTAGATATTCCTACTTGTCCGTCTACTGAAATGCGAAGTCTTTCTGTGATTGAACCACTAGCACCGCCATTTGCAAATTGGACAATACCACTCTCAAAAACTTTAAGATGACCATGTACAGTATTATCAGCTCCATGAACTGATGCTACAAAATCTCCAGATGTATTTGTGATTGAAACTTCTCTTGCATCTGCACCATCCAATAATCTAATTGATGGTGTTGCAGCTGTGTTAGTATCACCTTTAATAGTAAGTAATGCATCAGTTGCTGTGCCCCCAAGATGAACTGATCCAATACCTAATTTAGTAGCAATCGTAGTAATACCAGTAAAATATGAATCTCCATCAGGACTTAAAGTTATACCACTTCCTACTTTTACATCATCATTAAAAGTAGAGATACCTGTATAATATGAATCTCCATCTGGACTTAGTGTTATTCCACTTCCAACTTTTACATCATCATTAAAAGTAGAGATACCTGCATTAACATTTAGACCACCAAGAGCAATAGTAACACCAACACCAGTTACACTTATTCCCTTTCTTGCAGTTATAAGACCAACTGAATCTACATTCGTAACATCTTCATACGTTAATGTACCACCAACTGAAACATCGCCAGAGAAAGTAGTAACTCCCACCACATATAAATCACCAGTACTAGTCCCTCCTCCGACAGTCGCTACACCTACCGAGAGATCGGTTGTACTATTAATAACTTGACCAGTAACCTTTGTTAATGCCATTTATCTTATTTTTTTAGTTATTTATGGGTTGAAATCACAGAGAAAATTTATGAAAGCTCAGATTCCATTTTTAATCTAGTGCCACTATCAGAAGTCACTATATAACAATTATTATGATTTAAACTACTATGACCACCAAAATCAAGAATAATAGTAGACTGTCCATCTTCCCACTTAAATACAGATGGATTTGAAGTTGTTTGACTCATAGTTCCATCATATTTAACAGCACGAGAAGCACTACAAGTAACTGTGGGTGATGCCCTTAATGGTGTAGTCAAAGGTATTGCAACTCTAGCAGCATTACTTTCAGCCCTTCCATAACCATATATTACATGATCACCTGAAACAGCAATTTGTTGATAATATCTATTGCACCTCACTAGATCATCGTGATAAAGACAATGTTCAAACGGTGTAGGCCCTTGACCGACTTCAAGCTGCATACCAGTAAACTCAAAAGTGGAATTATTGGTTGTATACCAAGTACTTGTATGATCTGGTGTTCTTGCAGTTCCACCACTATAGGCAGCCCAAGTATCAAGAGCAGCACCACTTGAAGTTAAATCTGTACCTAAGAATAAATAAAATCCAACTTCTAAACCTAAGTTAGTATTATCATCAAATGTTAAGCTTGCATGGCCTGGAATTGTTTTAACTATTTTTGTCCATGTATTTGCAGATAAAGCAAATGAATAAGGATATAAGTAATTACTGCCATCAGGTGCTTTTAAAAATCCATAATAAGTTTGTGCAACACTAGCTCTTACCCAAAAAGATAATGTTATGTAACTACTTGTAGATGTATAATCCCAACCACTATTTGCCATGTCAGAAGCTTCAACTCCATATGATACAAATATTTGATCAGAAGTACCTGCTCCACTTGTCTGGTTTCCATTTTGTATTTTACAGGTCTTTCTAAAACCATAATCCCAAGGAGCTTCACCACTAGATGCTACAGTTCCTTGATACATTGTTGGATTTTCATCAACACCATTATTAAAATTATACCATCTATCTACTCCAAAATATCCGTAAGCACCAGAATTACCGTCGCCACGTTGACATACCCTCATAGCTCCATTAATTATCAAATTTCTATGACTTAATTGACCTTGTGATGGACAAAAGGCCTTTGCAGTTGCAATACCTATGATATGAGTATCACCATCTTTGTCGATACGAAGTCTTGCAGCACCTGCTGTATCATCATAAATTGCAAAAGTACCAGAAGGACCACCATCAACTCCAGAACCTGTAGCATCATCTGTACTACACAAAGAATATTGTCTTCCATTACCACCAGTTCCCTCAAGTTGGATCATACAGTTTGATCCTCTAACATCCATCGTTCTTTCTGGATCATTATCGTTGATACCAATTTTGCCATCAGATGTGATGCGAAGTCTTTCTGTACTTGAACCACCAGTATTTCGAGTTTGTACTACAAAATAAGCATCATCTACTGCGGATTCTCTATGAAAACCAAGTGCTCCTACTGTGTTATCATTATTATCAGATGCTTTTAGATGGAAGAAGTAATTTCCATTAGAACCTGCTGCATTGGTTCTCTTGGAAGTAATTTGATTATCTCCACTTGCTGATGAATATAATATTTGTCCAGTTGATTGGATGCGAAGTCTTTCACTACCACTTGTTTGTGCTGTAATTGTATCAGCAGCAGGGAATCTAATTCCAGTATTTCCATCACCATCATGAAGAATTTTATCAGCTACATAAACAATATCCTTAAAGGTAGAAATACCAGAAACAATCATATTTCCGTCTACACTTATACTCGCTGCAACACCTGGCCTTGCACCAATCTCTATGCCATTTCTTGCAGTTATAAGTCCTACCGCATCAATATTTGTTACATCTTCGTAAGTTAATGTTCCACCAATAGAAACACCAGCACTATAAGTACCACTAGTGGCTATCACACTACCTTGAGAACCATCAATTTGAACAGCCATTTCTTCCTTCTTTAGACTTTTTAGTATTTATCTAACTTCATAATCTAACCTACGTACCTTGCGTTTACGTCTTTCTTCCTGCCATTGAAGGTCTTGAGAAGTAAGATTATTCTTTTCTTTGGTTACATTACTATTCAACATAATAACCTTTGACATATCACGAGCAGAAATATTATCTCCCGTAATACTTGTCATGTTTGAACATCCACAACACCTTGTTTGTGTTGGATGACTTTCAAGTTCCTTATTACAATTTTTACATCTAATCCTTAACATTGTCCTTTACTATTGATATAAAATGTTCAGCATCAAGAACCACTAGTGGTTTCTTATGATTCTTTTTCATCACCACTATAGGTTCATATCCACTACTGTTTGCTTTTGCTTGTTCATATGCATCCCACACATTTAATTTCTCTACGTTCTTACACTCTACACTAAATGGAAACTTCTCTCGTGCAGCTCTTGCCATAACAACGTCTTCACCACCTGCTCCCATTGAACATGATTTAATATCTTCTGGATGTATATCAAATTCTTCTATTAATTTATTGACTACCCACTTTTGTAAGTTCCGACCCTTGGCCTTGGCTGATTGTGTCTTCATTTTTCCTATTCACAAAAAAGAGGGGTCGGTTTAGTTGCCCCTCTCTATTTATATGTACGTCTTGGCTAAGGCGGATGTGAAAATAATAGCATGTTTTTAGAATAGTTAACTACAATTTAATAAAACTAAACTAAGACCTCCTTACAGATTCTCTTACAGATGTGCTGGTCGTCCTCACAGTCGATTAAGCACTCGTAGTATTCATTTATTAAATCGTTTTGTGAATCAAAGGTATTTTCTAAATGCTTCGATCCCGCTAACTGATTGAAAGATATAAGATTGTGCATTAATCTTCTCCATTGAAAAACAATTTAAACTCATAATATGGGAGCTCTAATGCATGACTTCTCCTTGGTTGTACCTTACGGTGACTACTTTTATTTATAAAAGTAATGTGTGTATTTCCTGATACAGACATACTTTTTAATAAAAAGGGGGATATTAAATCCCCCACCAATATCAAACTGCTGTTAGAACACGCTTGTGTCCTTCTGCATCAACAAGGAACTTTACTCCACGGTAAACTTCCTGACGTTCTTGTGAACGAACTGTCTTATTAGGACGGTTCTCTGTGTCATAGGTGACACCACGATAAGTGACTTTTGCCATTGGCTTTGCTCCAAAGTAGTAGGGATTTTTAGCCCCGTTCCTTCAGTCGGCTTTTGCGTCCCAACATTCTTCAGTTTCTTCTTTCACGATCTGAATCATTTCAGTTCGTGTCTCTTCCTCAACTCTATACTCTCTCATCTTATCGACAAGATCATAAGCTTCGGGACAAGTTAAAGAAGCGGCTATAAGAATGGATTGCAAATGAATCATGGGATGAACGTATCCGTTCCGAGTCGGCTTACTTGCGTCTCAATTATGAGATGAACGATGTGTGCATATTAACACACTTATAACTATATAGGCAACTAATTATGTAATTCTTGATACAGTTCTTAATAATCAAACTCATCTAATACTTCTAAAGCACAATTAAGGGCCCTTTGAGCAGCCCATCGTTCTTTATCATCCCATTCAGGAAACCAATGTTGATCATCAATACCTTTTTTAATCTTTAAAAGGCGTGATTCCATGTCTACCTTCTTTAAACGTCCATTCATATATTCGGGATGCGATGGGAATGGTGGAGGATAAGCTCTCATTAATCTCAAAAGCTTTCATATATTTTATCATATTTTACAACTGGAACCCACTGAATGTGTCCTTTTTAACATCTTGTTTGATACCACCAACCATATAAGATTCTACTTCAGTCTCCTGTGGCGCTACCTGTAGACCCTTAGAACTGATCCAATGTTCTGTCCAAGGTAAAGGATTATTTCTCATAGGAATATCATATAAAGGTTTTAAACCTATTGCTCTCATTCTCTTGTTAGCTATCCATTCAACATACTGTGATAGAAGTTTATCATTAAGACCGATCATAGATCCATCTTTAAACAAATACTTTGCCCACCTCTTCTCCTCATCAACAGTATCACTAAACATCTTTATAACATTCTTTTCTTCTTCCTTAGCAATCTTTGCCATGTCAGGATCGTCATTACCCTCTCTCCAATTCTTTAGGATTTGTTGCGTGATGACGAGGTGTTGGTTCTCATCCCTACTGATGAGGGATATGATTTTAGCAGATCCTTCCATTGTTTTGAGCTCACCGAATGCGAAGCTACATGCAAACGATACATAGAATCGTATTCCCTCCAGAATATTGACATTGGCGACTGCTCTGTAGAGTTTCCGTTTGAGTTCATACCTGTCGAACGTACCATTAATATGTCCTTCAGTAGCCATTCTCCAAATATTACCACTATCATAATCATGAGCGTGGTTTATTAATTCATCATATGATTGAGTTACTGATTCAGCTCGCTGTAAAATTCTTTCATCATCTATAATAGTATCAAAAACTTCCGAGGGATCAGGGTATACATTTTTAATGATATAGGTATAAGACCTTGAGTGGATCATCTCCATGAATTGCCAGACATTCATACATCCTTCAAGTTCAGGAAGAGAACAGTAAGGAGAGAAAGCCATTCCTGGCGCTCTACCCTGTACCGAATCAAGCATTATCTGATATTTTAAATTTGATGTAAATATATGTTTCTGTTCTGGTCTCAAATTCTGGTAATCACCACGGTCTTTTTGAAGAGATACTTCTTCTGGTCTCCAAAAGTAACCTAACTGTCTCTGGGTGAGTTTTTCGAACACTAAGTATTTAGCGCTATCGTATCTTTGAACACCTAAAGGTTGACCAAAAAACATGGGTTGTTTCTTAATGTCAACCTGATTGGTATTAAAAACAGTTGCCCCTTTAATCTCTTTTTTCATAATTAAATTTTGCAAGATTCACAGTCATCTTCTTCTTCCATAGCACAACTTTCAATAAGTGCTTCTAGTGCTTCCTTTTTATCATCCATCTCATCTGTCTTCATATCATGGGTGTTCTGGTAGTAACTAGTCTTCCATCCATACTTGTATGTTGTCAAGAGGTCTTGTGCCATTACTGACACTGGTACTTCATTGTCACTATAATTCTCTGGATTGTATGACCAGTTACCAGAAATTGCTTGATCAAAGAACTTCTGCATAACTGCAACTATATTAATGTATCCTGTATTATCTGTCATTTCCCAAAGAAGAGTATAAGCATTCTTCAATGAACCATAAGATGGTACAATCTGTTTAAGAGGCCCCTTCTTTGATTTTTTAATGGACAAGTAATCTCTTGGGGGTTCGATTCCGTTAGTGGCATTTGACACAACCGAACTGCTCTCCGATGGCATTTGTGCTGACAACGTTGAGTGTCGTAGCCCGTAAGAGAGTATGTCCTCCCGTAAATTTCCCCAATCAAATGATAGGTCATTAGGTACTAAGTCATCCACATCTTTCTTATAAGTATCTATAGGAAGAAGACCGTCTGCATACTTAGTTCGATAAAAATATTCACATTTACCTTTTTCTTTAGCAAGTTCATTAGAGGTTTTCAAAAGATAATATTGAAATGCTTCTGTCAAATCATGAACTAACTTCCATGCCTTTGGATCATTGTATCCCAAATTATTCTTAGCAAGATAATGTGCTAAACCAATATATCCTATTCCAAGAGATCTTCTTTTAAGAGTAGAATTCCTTGCAGCCTCTACTGGATACCCTTGATAGTCTATTAACTCCTCCAGACCCCTCACAGATAGGTCACAGAGTTCTTCCAACTCACTAACATTATTAATCTTACCCACATTAATAGCAGACAAAATACATAAAGCGATCTCTCCTTGAGGATCATCAATATGTCCTATAGGTATAGTTGGTAAAGTAATCTCTTGACAAAGATTACTCATGTAAACATGATCCTTAAAGGATGAATGACTATTACAATGGTCTATATTCATAATATAAACACGACCAGTCTCTGCTCTCTCCTTTAGTAGATTAAGAATAAGTTCTTGAGCACTTACCTTAGTCTTAGGAATAGATTCATCCTGTTCATATTTTACATATAAGTCATCAAAGCCTTCTGTACCAAAACTATCATAAAGCCCTGGCACATCATGAGGAGAAAAAAGCGTGATCTCTTGGTTACTAATAAATCTTTCATAAAATAATTTTGAGATTTGTATACTATAGTCAAGTTTTCTTACTCTATTATCTTCTGTTCCTTTGTTATTCTTTAGAACTAATATATCTTCTATTTCTTGGTGCCAGATTGGGAAGTGGACAGTTGCTGATCCACCTCTGATGCCATTTTGAGTGCAACATCTGACAGTCGCTTCAAATTTCTTGAGAAACGGGACGACACCCGTGTGTTGAACTTCTCCGCCCCTGATTTTAGCGTTGATGCCACGGATTCTCCCTGCATTAATACCAATTCCCGCCCTTTGAGCAACGTATTTACCAATAGCCATGTCGCTGCTGAAGATGCTGTCAAGCGTGTCATCAGCATCAACGAGAACACAGGAGGCAAATTGTCTAATGGGAGTTCGCACCCCTGCCATGATTGGTGTTGGGATGTTGATTTTGTGTCTGCTTGTTGCGTCGTAGTATCTTCTGACATAATCGAGTCTCTTGTCTTGTGGATATTTCGCAAAAATAGTTAATGCGATCATAATATACATGAACTGTGGACTTTCATAAACTTTCCCAGTACTTCTATCTTGTACCAGATACTTATCTACTACTTGTCTAAGACCTGCATATGTAAATAACAAGTCTCTATCATGATCAATAAACTTCTCAGCTGTTAGAAGTTCTTCTTCTGTATAATTATCTAGTATTTCTTTATCATATACTCCATTATCGACACACTTGTTAATATGATCAATAAGAGGAGGCATCTCTCTTATTCTTCTATAAAGGTTTTTTCTAAGCCCAAAGAGTAAGAGTCGTGCAGCAACGAACTGATAGTTAGGATTGTCCAGAGTGATAAGATCACTGGCAGACCGAATAAGAATCGATTGAATTTCGTCTGTAGTAATACCATCATAGAATTGAATACCAGAATTAATTTCTACTTGACTTGCAGATACTCCTGCTAAACCTGTGGTTGCTTCTTCAACCATCTTATGCATCTTCTCAAGATTAAGAGGTTCGATACCTCTACCATTGCGTTTTCTAACTTTGATGCTGTCGCTCATGTCTTCTTCCAATTGGTAAGTTTAAGTGTTCCTTCTAAGTCTGAATATGTATTACATTCTAATACAGACATTACATTATGTCCAGCGAGGATCATATCATTAATGTCTTTTTGTTTTATTTCACTTGGCCAGATGATAACCTTATCTCCTCTGTCAAGAGACTTGGAGATTCGGTTGACGATTTCTCTGTTGCGAGGTTCGTTATCATAAACCCAAATATAATTGCTCCAACCAAACGTCCGAATATCAATATCGGAGCCGCACATAGCAACCGAGTTCTCCACGAAGGTGGAATCGAAAGGCCCTTCAATGATGTAGATAGGTTTTGTTTCATTGATTTTATCTAATCCGTAAATCTTAGGTTGATCTTCATCAAGCATTATAGTAATATAACGCATCTTGGCATTTGGGTCAAGTGATCGACCCTGATAACCAAACAAAGTTCCATCAGAATTCCTTAAAGGAATAATGATTCTTGCTTCATCATTTTTTATACTATCGAAGGTTTTCTTATATTTGTTTGTCCACTCTTTAAAATTAGGACAGTAGTAAAAACCCTTAAGACTCTCTTCTTGTATCCCACGATTGACCAAATAACATCTGGCCGAATGTGTTTTATTTAGTGCAAATACAGTATCAAGATCATCGCAAATATCTTTAGTTTTAAACTTAGGTTTACTAAATGTAAAATTAGGTTCGGGCGTAACAGTTGCCTTTCCAGTTAACCCCTCACTATACCTTTCCATGACATATTGATCGTATAAAGTCTTATCCCTATCCTTTAAAAAATAGGTAAAAGATCTTGATACTCCGCAATTATGACACTTGAAATTATAATCTGCCTTTACTTGGTAGATATATCCTCGTGCTTTGTTCTTATGTTTTTGTGAATCCCCACAATAAGGGCATCGAAAATTATACAGCCCACCCTTTACTCTTTTAAACTTTTCTAGTCTAGGAGAAATGAGACCAATATATTTGTCGTCAAGATAACTCACTCATTAGTGGTCTAACTTCTGACATCATACTCGTTTCTATCGTTGATGTCAATGCTGGTCTTATTATTCTTTGTCCAACTGGACTAACAACAAAAGAAATGAGAGCAATAGCACCAGCAATGCTCCACATTTTCTTTTCCATTGCACGTAATCTATTATCTACGAGCCGAATATCTCTCTCACATCCTGCTTTAATCTCCGCACTCTGACGGTTGACCTCTCTATGAACCGATTCAATTTTCTCAAATAATACCGCATCTATTCTATCCTGTTTGTCTAATTTTTCATCATGGACAGCAAGCATCTGTCCCATCTTTGTATTATTTTCCTGTAAAGTCTCTATTACACGTTCTAATCTTTCTAAGACTTGTTCGTTAATTCTCACCTTTCTTCTTCCTCAGCGATCTAGACCACCTACCTAATGATTTTCTTCTTAATAAATTTGTTGACATCTTTGGATCATATCCAGCAACAGGGCCTTTAGGATCTGCAGCAGCAGAATATCCACCAGCACCAACTGACATTGTTATCTCATCAAGATTCTCTTCTCGCAGTCCACGAGCTAATTCTCTCATTTTTTCTAATCTGCTTTCGTTAGACATCGTTAAGTAACTCTAAACATTTAAGGTCAACTTTAATATCATGAATCTTAGACTTAGGATATTCTGGTATCCTATGCAAGAATAATAAAAATGTTTTTAAAACAGAATGTAAATTTGAATCTATCTTAAAGAAAAGTAAAGGCGTTGCAGCATCATCAAACACATTATACAAACAAATAAAATGATTCAGAAGAAGATGAGTTTTTAATTCACCAGTCTTCTGATATCTTTTTAGTAATCTCTTAATGTACTTAAATTTCTTGAGGTCTTCATAGAAGTCCTCTTGGGTAACTGCTTGTGGATTTTCATAATGTTTAATAGCAAACATCAAGTAATTATCATCATTTAAATGTTCAAATTTCATAATTTAAATCATAAATTTACGAACCAGTTCTAGATGTTGGATATGGAATAGAAGGTGTATTACCAAGAGTAGAAGCAGTGGTTGTTATACCAGACATTGCAACTAAAACTTCATTCTTCACTCTTAAATTTCCATCAGTATCAAGATAAGTTGTAATACCTACCCAACCTTGATGTGTTGCAGAATAAGTTGTTCCAGAAGCTGTTGAAATACCATAAACAGTATTATCAGCATCTGTTCTCTTCTGACTCAATTGTGGATCGAGTACAGTAGACTTAGGAAGTTGACTAAATCTTGCACTAGTAGTGAAACCAATCTGTGAAAGACCAGCACTTGAACCAATTGTTATAGACTCACTATTTGCAACTGCAACAATAACTGCATCACCAAAATATGTATGACCAGAACCAACGTTAATAGTTCGACCTCGTGCATCAGCACCAAATCTAATTATATCACCTACACCTGCAGAACCAGTCAGTCCAAAAGAGCTTCCAGTTCCTGTTACAGTGATAGTTCCGTTTGCAGCGGCAGTAGCAGCGACAGTATATCTTGCCGTTGCCAGTCCAGTAACTGCGTCTGAATTACCCCAAAGAGACATCTTAATTACCCAATAAATTTTCTTTTTCTAGAGATATTTATAAAACTATTAGCTCTCTAGTAGAGCTTTCTGTAGTGCGACTACAAGTTCATCATCTACTTTGTTCCCTGTTTTAGCAGCAGCCTTCTTCAAAAGTTTAATAACAAAGTCCTTAATTACTGAATCGAGGTCATCTGGAATGCGATCTACAGCCTTATTAATGATACTGATCGCAATGGGCATTAGAAAATTAATCATTTTAAGTTCAAAAACTCTATATTATATAGGAAAGTTATTGTGGATTCTTAATTGTTCCTGTCTTAAAGTTTGAAGGGATATGTCCTTTATCCTTTTTACAATCATCATCACATTCTTTTTTCTTCTTTTTTCTAGTAGCAGCAAGTCCGCCAGCAACAGCAGCACCTCCTACAGCCAAAGGAAGCCATGCAGGTGCAGTTGCAGTTCCAGCTGCTGTTGTTGCAACTACTGCTGTAGGTACAGTAACTGCACCACCATCAACAAATTCATTAATAGTTTTCTTTACTGCAGAAGGAGCATCAAGTTCCTCTCTCCAATTAGATTTCTTCATTATTCTTTATTATGAATTGTTCCTGTTTTCAACTTTGCAGTTCTACTTCCAAGAGATGGTAAATTAAACCCTTTACTTTGATTACCCTGTTTTTGTGGTTCCTTTTCTGCTGTAGTTGGAGGTTTCTTATTACCAATCTTATCTACAGCTGTTTGTGTTGC